CTCTTCCGATCTGTAGATTCTTAAACATCGGGACGGCGCCACCGAGTGTTGTGGAACCAGATTCGGCGTGTGTGCCATCGCTGACTTCATAATCACCATATCCGGTGATCTTTGACAGCAATGAGCCAGCCATCGCACCAGTGGGACCTGCAATGCCACCTCCGAGCGTGGCGAATGTTCCCTTGGGCAGGGCAGCAAGCGTTCTCCGGACCGCGTTGCTCACAGCCTTGTTAAGGTTACGTGGCTGGGCAACTACGCGTGACGGTTGCTGTGGAATTGGCGTGGGTGCGCGCGTGTTGCGCTTCTTGTTCGTGTTATTCGCGTTCTTCACCATATAAAATACAAATGCGAGTTGACGTGTGTTGTGTGTTGATTGTTCTGCTCTTTACTGACCTACTTTATTACTGGGAGCGGTAGGTAGAGCCCAGGGTTTTCGGCTTCGGGTTGGCCGTATTCCATGGTTTTGTACATCTCCTCGATCACTTCCTGCTCCCGTGGCGTGACACCGAAAGTGTTGTAAAATGCAACACGGTTCTCAAGGGAGACCGTGGTGGGAGATGACATATTGCGTGAGAGATAATACAATCCTGTGCCGAACAGCTCTTCGCGGTCGAATTTGGCTGCTTTGGGCATGGATCCATAGAAAGCTGAGTAGATCGGAACTGAGCCATAGCAAGCGAGGCCACCGGCTGCGACCTGGCGAATCCATTTATCCGCCTGGTCAATGGTCTTGAGACAGTAGCAATCTTTGCTGAGAGCATTGAGTCCCCGGACCATAAGCCAACGACCGTCAATAAAGCAAGGCTGGGTCTGGCAAAATTCAATATGCTCAAACCGTTCAACGATCCCTTCAACCTTGAGAGTGAACCCCATCGTGCGAAACCAGTCAGTGGGGGAGAGATATTCACCTTCTACCTGCACACGTTCAATGGCAAGATAGACCGCACCCCAATTGTCCGGATCAACGACAGCATGCCTCTTGATTACCTCACGTTTGCCAATGGAGGTCATAAGTGTAGCATAGGCCATTCGGGACATCATGACAACGCAGTCATCGCCATTGTCGATAAAATTGACATCCTTCCGAGGAACAAAACCGTGATAGTCAACATAATACGAGTAGAGGAGTCCACACATTATCAACTTGTTACCAAGTGACGTGTTCATGTCACCACTCATACGTGATCCACGTTTGTTATATTTGACCTTAACCACACGCCCTACCTCATCAAGGACATATGCACGACCGACATTCCTGACTGTTGAATTAAGACACCAGTCAAGAGTGGTGAACTTGGGATCGTGGCGGAACATATGTCGGTATGTTGAATGTTCCCACCCAAGTGCAATGTCAGATACGTGTTGGTCCATGCGAGACAGGTCAAGAGACACGGCGACTGGGTCAACCAACTCATCCCAGGCATCACGCATCATGGCGGCTATTTCCTCCGCATTTTGGCCACAAACAACAGTTGGCCTCCCGAAAACTTTATCAATCGCCTTATAAATCACTTTCTCAGCTGGGCGAATGAAACAACCAAAAATTAAATTAAATACAACACCACGTGGCTGGATCACTCGTGGCGCAGGATCAGCTTTCTTCTTCAAACTGACCTTCTCCGCCTTGATAAATGAGCAGACCCACGAGGCCGATTTAGCCATACCGCGCGAAAGATAATCCTTCAATGCGAACTCATAAACCTTGCGTTTGTGTGGCGGGGACGTCTCAACAAATTGATTGAGACTCATCCGGCACACTGGTGCTAGGTTGGTCCACAAAGCAGCGCGGAAGGCAGCCATGTTGTTGAAAAACACGGCCCGAACCGGTCTCGGCGGCGGCACCAATACTTTGACACCACCGACTTCCTCTTCGACAAAATACACTCGCTCTACCAATGCTCTAACTAAGTTTACAATAGTGTTATTGTGTACAACATAAGACAGGTCTGCCCG